CTGATATAATTTACCTTTCATTCTTATTTATATTTTATTTTTTAAAGAAATAGCTTATTTGTAACCCTAGGTAATTCTGAGAGCTAGATGAATACTTACCGCTGAAGTAATAGGTGCCAAAGAATAAGTTGTAACATAATCTGCTCTTAGGCATGTATTGTATTCCTGTGGTAAGCTCTGTCATGACATTCTCTTCTGCTGAGAAGATATAACCCATTCCTATGTTCAAGGTGTTGGTGAACTTGTCTTGCTGGAATACACTTAAGCTAGGCCTTACCTCTAAATACCAGGTGGTGTCTGTACCATTCTGTGTGGATAGGTTTGTCTTACCTAGATCTACTCCTGTACTGAATGGTCCCCATTGCTTGCCGGCTTCGACTGCTAGGCTTGTTCTTTGGGATACACTACCTACACCTGTGTAGAAGGAGGGGTTTATTGATATGTACCTTTGTCCAAGGGATGTTGTAGCTAAGAGCAGTAGTGCTATTATTAGTTTCATTTGTTAGTTATTTTTCTCTTCTAGGCATTTAGGACATGGTATATTTACTGGATGTAAAATGCCGTGTTTGTCGCATAGTTTACTTTCGTTCATAATTTAACATTCGGGGTTATATGAAACATCGGTTGTTAATCTAAATACCATATCAAGTAAGTCAAACATGGTACTTGTCATTGTATCTCCATTTCTATCAACCGGTTTTGCCAATTCTTCAATTGCAACCGCAGTATCTCTACATTTCTTTTTATATGCATAATTATACACTACTGAAACACCTTTTATTGGTAACCATGATTTTTGTTTTACTCCATTAGTTCCACCACTATAATCACCTTCGAGTTCCAACTCATCTTTACGAATACCGACTATTTCTAGTGGTTCTCTATGTTCATAGACATCTCTATGATAAACTATTTGTCCGATATGAAAATCCATAATTTTTAATTTGATAAAGGGAATTTAATTGATGGGTGTGATTGATAATTCTCAATTTGAAAGTCCGTATTATCTAAATGTGTGTACAGTGATTGATCTTCAGATAATGACTTATAGAAAGCATCAGTTTTCATGTGCTTAAGTGTTGGTAACATATACCCTTCTCTTCCAATCTGTTCTTTAACACCTTCAATTTGGTTTAGGTAAATATGACAATCACCAAGACTACCAATCAATTCATCTGGTACCATGTTAACTTCTTTTGCAAGTATCTCTAACAATAGACCATAAGATGCTATATTAAATGGCAAACCTAATGGCGTATCAACTGAACGTTGATTCCATTTCAATGATAATGCTCTGGTTGGAATATTGTACTTATCATAAGTCTCATTGTAATGAGCTAATTTAATAACATCTGCCCATTCTCTAGGATTTAATTTATTTCTAGCAATCTCTCTTCTTTCCTCCAAATTTAATTCTCTAGTATAACATTGAAATCCATAGTGGCATGGGGGAAGTACTTGTTTACCTTCAGTAATATTTTTTCTGCCGAATTTACTATTAAAATCCTCATCAGTTTTTAATTTTTTCAAAAACTCTTCTTTTGTTAACTTCTCATTCATAATTCCAATTTTTAAAATTTTTATTCTTAACCCTACCTCTAACAGTGTTTTCTGAAATACCTAAGACTTTACTGGCATATGCTACACTCCTGTACTCAGCCCCTTCAATAATACATTTTTTATTATTTGGTGCTGATTCACTAATTTTGTTTTTATGTTCCTCTTTTTTAGGTTTTTGGTTTATCTCTCTTAGAAACTTTTTTATTTCATCGGAATGTGTTTTACCCTTCATTGGATTATTTTCTTTCATCCATTCAGAATGTACTGGGTTAGATATACCCTTTCGTCCGTTAGGTCTACCAATTAAGGGACTTTCCTTACCGAGTCTAGGGTTAACCCAATTAGGGTCATCTCGCTTCTTAATAATAAGTTTTCTACCCTTTTCTTTATTCTTATTAATTTTTGGGTCTTTCATTTTTTCACTATGTTTTTTTCTAATCTCATCCCTGTTTGGGTGATTAGAAATCGTGTCACCACCACTTCCACCAAGTGCAATGTTATACCCTAATTTAATTGCGTTAAAATATTCAATCCAATACTTTTCTCTTTCTAACCAAATCTTTTCATCTTCACACTCCTCGATAATTTCCTTTGTAAACGATTCTGTACCATACTTAGTAATTGCTTGTTTAAGTATTTTACCAGAACCTAAATATTTTGGATTATTTTTTTTATCTTTTCCAATGTAAATTTTACCGTTAACATTATTAGTTGTTTTATAAATTATCATAATGACACTACCTCCTTTATTATAAATATCAATAAAGTTGAGTAAAATAACTAAATCTGTTTCAGATAGTCATTATACAATTCATCATCACTTCTATTATCAGTGATTGGTAAATCAGATGGATTCCAAGCATTTACCATTAATCGTCTACTATCTGGATTTGTTTTAAGGTCTTTGATTAAATTTGCAATCTGGTCTACCTTTCCATTTACATAAGCAATCTGTTCTCCATTTGTAAACTTATCTGTGAACTTCCAACTTCTCCATTGTGCCCCGTAAATCGGACCTAAATCACCCCATGTCCTTGAAAACTCATCATCAGCCTCAATCATAGCAATAAACATTTCTTTTGTTGGTTTTTGGTATGTATGTTTACCGTCTACTCTTGCAACAAGTAAAGATAGTCCTATGGAGGGGTCCTTTTCATAAGCCTTTTCATAAGCCTTATAAGCGTCCCCATCCCAAATATTACAATCATTCTCAAGTAAATAACGTAAATCAGTACGTCCTTGTAAGAACCATAATAATTCAGTTACAACACCCTTAAAGTACATCTTCTTTGTAGTCAGTAACGGAAATCCATCAGACATTTTATGTCTAATTTCTCTACTAAATACTGACAGTGTACCTGTACCTGTTCTATCTGTTTTTTTTACACCATTATCAAGTATGTCTTGAAGGAGGTCTGTGTACTGCTTATCTAGTTTATTGTTCATATTCTTTATTTGTTAATTCAAACTCCTCGATAGTTAATAGGTTCACTACTTTACCGTTTATAATACATTGAGGTTTAAATGTAGTCGAATTGAACCAACCTCTATTCTTATCAAGATAATTAAGGTAACATCTAGTACTCTCAGCTTTATTCATATTTCTTTATTTTAATCCCACCACCTCCTAATATTTTTCTCAAGAATAGTGAATAGTAATTTATGTGCTCTTTCTTCGTTGATGTGTCCTACATTCATAGCAATAGCTGATACAGTATCTAAGCTATATCTTGGGTTAGGATTGTCTATAACCTGCTTATAGATGCGTGGATACTTTCTAAAGTATTCATCAAAACGGTGATTTGGATCTTCTTCAATATCTAATTCCCAACTGTCTGGATGTGTTTTAGAATCATTCCAATTGAACTTTGGTTCATGATAATCCTGATATTCACTACTGTACCATTCATTCTGTAGTTTGTCAATCAATCTTACACACAGTCTCATGATTTGAGCATCACGTTGGGCACGTGTATGTCTGTCATGATGTCCAATATATTCTGCTTGATTCTTTAGTTTGAATTTGAGGATCTCATAGATGTACCATTGATCCCAATCATGGTCATTCCATATAATTGGAAACCACCTTACTAAGTTTTTTATCCTACGGAAAAAACCTTTAATTGAGTGTATCATAACTTGTCTTATTTGTTTTCTTCTATAAAGTTTATTAATAATTCTTCCAACTCTTTTGTGTATTTTAAATTAGTAGCAGCCCTAGCAGCAGCCCAACAAGCAACACTAGCAGCATCAGCAGCAGCCCTAGCAGCAGCCTCTAGCTCCTCCTTAACTATCTCACCTGCTAGGTATAATCTAGCAGCTTCTATTGCTTTACGTGGTCTACCGTCTTCGGGGAACTTCTCCTCACAGATAGGAAGAACAACTTGTGTTATTTTAATAGCAAGATGTTTGTTTTGACTATCTGTAAAAACTCTTTTACAAAAGAACCAGTACTTATCCTTAAGAGAAATGCTACTCTGTAGTATATCTTCATAGCTAACTACTTCTCTTTCTTTTGGAAAGAGACTTTCTACTTTACTTTTCTCATAACATCCTGTATTTTCTAACAGGAAATCTAAATTGTATTCTGTTATCATGACTTATTTATTTTCGTATTTTACTTTTAATACTTCGTATAAAGCTCTTTCTTTTGCTTCCATTCCTGCTTCTGATGTTCTACGAGCTTCTGCTTGTTTTTCTTTTAACAGTCTAACTCGTTCATCTCTCTCGGTTATTGCTTGTGCTTTAATCTCTTCATTTGATTTATAAAGTAGTTCTAGTTTAAAGCTATATCCGACACCATCATCGTAGTAGTGGCCTGTTACTGATCGAATAAAAATCTCATCTTCGTCGATTTCAACCTCTCTACATGCTTTATAAAGTGGATATCTATCTTTATCTACTTCATTTAATATCTCAGCTACTTGAAGTGCTTTATCTTCTATTGCTCCTTTAGCAGCTAGGTAACTTTCAAACTGTTCTTTTGTTATCATATTTATTCTTCTAATCTTTTAATAACATCTTTAATTTGCAGATAGGATGTAACTATAAATGGTACACCAATAAGTGAGTTACAAAAGTCAAACATGTACCGGTAGGTCGAGAACACACTTCCAATTGTAACCTTGTTGAACATAACATAGTATGTGAGTAAGGCTGTAACGCTTCCATATACTATACCCTGTATACTGAGACTGAACCCTGCATCTAGCTTAGCTCTTCTTATAGATAGCTTCTGAGAAGCTCTAAGTAAGTTGTTAATCAAAGATATCTTCCTGCTGGATACCACATCTGATTGGTCTTCACTGAGGTCATTACCAGCTTTGGTAAGCTCCGCTGCCTTAGGTGAATAGTTGTAGCTTAATCCTGCTAATGCTGCTCCTGTAAGTAACAGGAGACCTGATAGCTTCCAACTAACCAAAGTTAAGAAATACAAAGAGCCAACAGCACCGAAAGTAGTGTTGAGTACGGTAACTACGTCAACCTCAAAGAACCTTACTACGTTACCTAACATGTTTATCCTGCCGTTAATCTTGGTGGACTCCACACCTTTTTCGAGTTGTTTTTGTGTTTCGGTGGAAGCGAACTTCCTGTGGATTCTTGAGAATACTTGTATGTCGTAAATCCTACCGATGTACCCAAATAACATCATCACTGCAAATGTAAGTATTAAATACCAGATATAAAAATAATCTTTTGACATTAGATGGTCAATGGTATTGCCCAGTAGTTTAGGGTACGAGATACTCAGTATAGAATTGACAGCAAACAAGAAGTAGGACAAGATTATCGATTTCCAGTTATCTTTAAAAAGTGCCTTTAGTTTATCCATAAATTGTTTATTTAAGGAGTCAGGCCGGATTCGAACCGGGAATAGCTACCACGTTGGGGATTCGGGAACCGCCCCTCATTACGCTCACTGACTCTTTGTTATATCACAAAGATAAGGTTTGATTACTCTTGGAAGATATAATCAGGGAAATTTATTTCTAATTGAGCTTTAGGTTTATTTACCTTCTCTACAGTGTACTTCTCACGAGGTTTCCAGGTGTCAAGTAAGTTGTCTACTTCATCTATAAATGAACTAGCCATATAGTCCAGAGACATTTTAGACTCTTCACTCAGAACCCACTCTCTACCCTTTAGCCCACAGTCTTGTAAGTCATGTTTATCCATGCCATACACTTCAATCAACCTGTCAGTTATATCCCTGAATGAAGCAATATCTTCAAAGATGTAAGGGGTAGGTACGGAACCTACTATTGTATTAACACTTGGGTAAACTGGGAATGTCCACTCTCCATGTTTGGTATATGTCTTATTGTGATTAGACCATATCTTCTCATTAGGGGTAAACCATTTACCGTCTTCGTCTTCAAACCTACAATAATCTTGCATACCACCGGTTACATTAACTATCACTGGTGTACCTGCAGCTAAGGATTCTAGGCCACTAAGACCAAACCCTTCTGCATTAGAAGTAAGGCATGTAACATCAGCTATATTGTATCTTACATTTAACTGCTCAGGGGTATAAAGTACATTGTCAAAGATTACCTGTGAAGATTGCTCTCCTAATAAGGCGGTAACTACTTTAGGTAAATCTGTTCCATTCTCGTCAATAGGTTGAGTATGTAATACAAGGAATACCTTCTTGGCCTTCTCTACAGTAAGGGTTCTTAATAGTCCTTTAAATGCCATAATCAAATCACTTATACACTTACGGCGAATGTTACGAGAATTGAAGTAGATAACTAGATCAGTATCAGTTGTACCTAATAGGTGTTGCTTTACAGTTAAAAGACCATCGTCATCTTTAGGAATAGGCTTAAACTTATCTACATTTACTCCATGTGGAAAATACTTAATGATTGGCTTTGTCTCTTCACCTTTTAGAATCATTTCGTTAATAAGTGCTGTTTGCTTATTGATACAAAGTGAAAGGTCTACTGATTTGTAGAAGTTAGAGTTGTAGTTAGGTTGAGGAAAGTTATCCCACACCTGGATGTAAATCATCGGGCAGGGCTTACCATTGATAGCTCCGGTACGGATATCGTGCTCCATCCCAAACAAATCTACATACTGTCTAGGGTCTGTAATGAATACAAGGGCATCTGGCTTCTCTATAGATATTACTTGCCTTAGGAACTCAGGGTCTGCGTATTTATCCCATTCGACACTGAATACAGAAGCATCTGTAATTCCAACCTCTTGGTTAGTTGCCTGGGATAAATCAAACCTTTGACCTTTTGTTCCTGGGTTTAATGATACACCTACACTAATATAATTAAAGTGCTGGGATGTATGTAGGACTATGTCCTTGGATACATTTGCTACTCCTGAAATACCAGTAATGGTATCGCTGATGAATAGGATTTTCTTACGTTGTTCTTGTGGGAGGTACTTGTGCATTGTTTTTTAATCTGTTTTTTACGTTAATTAGATATTGGGTAAAGAGGATTCTTCTTTTTTCTTTACCCTCTTCTGTTTCTGTTTTAATGGATTTTAACTCTTTAGTTTTGAGTAAATTCTTTTCGTGTTCAAGCATATTATAAGTGCCCTTTAGTTACTAAATCGGTACAACTAAGTATCTTATTTCTGAACTCAGGGTCATTAAGATACAGGAACATACCCCTGTTTAGGAGTTTCTTTACACTAATCAGTGGATTATCTACACATTCTTTTCTGAATTCCATTAATAATTCCGGTATAACCTCCACACTTGTGAGCTTTAAATCTGCGATATTTGTCTGAAATGTTGTTTTTACCTTGGGCATAAATCTTTATTTGAATTGAATGGGCAGAACCTGCATGAATGGTCTGTATTAGTTTGTGTGTAGTATCCTTCTTTTACTTTTCCATCTTGGTCGAAGCAGTCTTGAACAAACTCTTCTAATAACATTACTGATTTTTTGACAGTAATCTCTGCTTGAGAAGGCTTTACAGTAGCCAACCTAGGTGTTTCTGATTCATACCCTTCAAACTCAAAGGTGTTAACCTTCCTTTTCAAGATCTTAAACTCACAGGTAATATCCTCGAATGGTACACCGTACTGCTTAGAGAAGTAGTGCTTGTACAAACGGAGTTGGGCTAGTTTCTTCTCATCAGATATCTGCCACTTTGACCACCCAGATGTAGATGTTTTCCAGTCGAATATCTTAATCTTGTTACTGAATGTGTCAAAGATGATTGTGTCAATGAATCCTGTAAACCTTATATTATCATTACCTTCTACCACTGGGGTGTTAAGAAGTAGTTCATTAGCTAAAAGTATCTCGTACTTAGTGTCAAACAGCTTAGTACGAATCTTTTTTATGTACTTCATTATCTTACAACCATCCTGGTGGAATTCTTGAAGTTCATCTTTAGTTGAGAAGTGTTTGCCACTATTAGCTTGAACCTCTATCTGATAAGTTGAAATCATCCTTTCTCTTAAAAAATTCTCATAATCGAATGCATTAGAAGCTTTTACAGTGGAATTGTACAATAGGTTTATATACTCCTGTATAGTCTCGTGTAATGCAGTTCCAAACACAGAATGGATTGAACTACTAAAAGGGTAGTGCCCTTGTCCATACTTTAAGTAGAACTGGTGAGGACATTCCAGGTACGTAGAGAACTGGCTGTAGGATATATTCCTTGTTCCAGATACCTTAGGCACAATCCTTTGACGGATTGTCTCAAGGATTGGGTGTTCTACTTTCTTTTTCTTGCTCATAAATTTCTTGTAATCTGTTCTAAAATAGAATCGATTTCAGATGTGAGAGCTTCACACTCTAACTCGTAAATCTCTTCGTGAACTATATCTTTTCCACTTTCTAATAAATCTTGGAGCTGCTGACGCTTCTCCTCAAGTTGTGTATTTAATCCTTCTAGAACCTTTGACATAATGGATTACTTTTGAGGTTTGAACATTGGGATTACTTTGGCACCTTCGCCTTGCGGTTCTTCATCCTCAGGGATATTAAACAAAGCCTTTACTTGAGGATTAAGTGATCCTTGGTGTATTGTTTCACACTTTGCACATACAAACACAGGGATAGGGATGTGAGCATCAGCCTGAGCCCCTATAATAAACTTAGAAATCTTTCTAAGTAACACTCGTTCAGTGAATGTACTATTACTGCAACTCTCGCAGATGCACCCTACGGTCTTTGATATGTCTATTCTTAATTCTTGCTGGTCCATTATCCTAATAAGATTTCTTTTTTTGAATTGGGTTTATACTCGTGAATCACCTCATTAAGTGGAGCTGAAGACTTCTTCTCATTAGAGTCTATCTCCGCTTGTGCTTCTTGCATTGTTCTATAGCCATTACCTAATAAGGCCCAGCCATTTGATGTTGTAGAGTACTCTGGGTAAAAGAACCCATTTACTTCTCGGATGCGATATTGCTTCATTGTTATTAATTTAAGAGACAAAGATAAGGGGGACTTTTCAATCCCCCAAATCTTTTTTATACTATCCTTCTTGTTGTGTTTCTACTTTACTTTCGTTAACCCCAGCGGCCACTGTCATTAAGATACCGGCAGTGCTAGATGCATTCTGAAGAGCTACTCTGGTTACCTTTACAGGGTCTAGTATTCCCATCTCCTGTACGTTACCATATTCACCTGTTCTTACATTGTATCCTTGCCAAAGTGAAGTTTTATGAGATTCTACTTCTGTAAGGTTAGGCGATGTAGTCTTAGCTTGCTCTATCATGTAAGACTTATCCTTATTAGCTTTAATCTCAGACAGAATTTCATAGTGGTTCTCGATACCTGCATTCTTAAGAATCTTCTTGAAAGGTGCATATAGAACCCTTCTGATTACACTCTTACCTATCTCTTGGTCTTTGTTGGCTAATACAAGCTCATCTAGGGCACTTTCAGTATTGATTAGAGCTAATCCTCCACCTGGGACTACACCCTCTGCAATAGCAGCTTTAGTGGCAAATAAGGCATCTTCTACTCTGTCTCTACGTTCTTTCATTTCTACCTCAGACTTACCACCTACGTTGATGATGACTACTCCACCAATAATCTTACCTAATCTTTCTTGGAGGTTCTCTCTTTCAAATGCTGATTTAGCATTGTCGATTTGTTCCTTGATAGCAAGAAGTCTTTCTTCAATTTGCTCTTTGTCTCCCTTACCATCAATGATAGTGGTGGAATCCTTTGTAGAAGTAACAGACCTAGCTGAACCTAAGTACTGACCTAAATCCTTTAGCTTCTCAAGGTTGTGTCCTTTTTCTTTACTAAGAACTGTTGCACCGGTGATAGTGGCAATATCTTCCAAGATTGCTTTCTTACGATCACCGAAGTCTGGAGATTTGATTACTGCTGCTTTACAGGTACCTCTTAGGTGATTTACAATCAACACAGAGATAGCTGCACCTTCTACCCCTTCTGCGATAAGTAACAACGGGCGTTCTTTCTCTGCTGCATACTGCATGAAGTTAACTATTGACTCTGCTTTTGTGATTACCTCATCAACTAACAAGATGCAAGGATTCAGTAATAAAGAATGATTCTTAGCTTCGTCAGTAACAAAGTGATGGTGTAGTAGACCTTTGCTTAACACCATACCTTCCACCTCTTCCAAAGAGTCTTCTGCGTATTTAGATTCTTCGATAGATACACTGCCGTCTCTTCCAGATTTGTCTATGGCTAATGAGATCAACTTAGCGATATTCTCATCTCCGTTTGCAGACAACTTAGCTACATTGTAGATTTGGTCTTCGGTAGTTATCTCCATAGCTTGTTCTTTAAGGTTAGTTACTACTGCACTTACAGATGCTGCTATACCTTTTTGGATTTCAACTACGTTAGTTTCCTTGGATGTTATATCCAAACATTCGTTTACTATCGATTGCACTAGTAAAGTAGTGGTGGTTGTACCATCACCAGCTTCGTCTACTGACTTCTTAGCTGCCGCTTTCAACAGTTGTAATGCCATATCCTCTGTAGGATCCTCAAATGAGGTTATTGCATTAGCTACACTGTATCCATCTTTTGTGATACGGATTGTACCTTCCTGGTCCCGGATGGCAACGGGTCTTCCTGAACTACCTAATGTTGCAGTGACTGTGTCTGCTGATAGGTTGATACCTTTAAGGAGCTTTTCTTTAAGCTCTTGTCCTGATGTGATTGTTACGCTCATATTATTTCTTACGTTTTAATTGTTTTTCAGAAATGGTAGGTTCTTCTACTGTTACCGGTTCTGCTACTGGCTCAGTACGTGTAGTTCCTTTCCACATACTTTTAGGTGCATACTCCCATTTACTTCCAACTAATTGGAAGGCTTCTGTATCGGTTACTCTCTTTATGGTACCGTCTGCTTTACTCTTAATACACTTCATGATTATTTCTTTTTTATTCTAGTTGTTTTAACTACTGGTTTTTCCTGTTGTTTCTTTTGTAAGACAATATAAGGTTGGTTATTAGCTAACCAAGATGACCAAGCTAGATTGGTAATGTTGTATTCGGTTATTTGCTCATAGTCTTTTAATTCCTCTTGAGAATCTTCGTAGTATGCCGGCCAAAGGACTACCTGACCGTCGCTTGGTAGATTGTATATGAACGCAAACTTCTTAAGTTCTGTTGACATATTGATTAATCTTGAGAGGTTGATTCTGTATTTTCCAAATAAGCTAGAGGTTCATTATCTCTAGTCGAGTAATACTTATCATCACCAATGTCTGGTAACTCGTGCATTACTGCTTTCTTACAATAAACTCTGTCCCCTACTTGATGCTGGGTTGCTATCCACTCCTTTGTAAAAGGGTTTGTAAACCCAAGACCTACAGCTACTACTTCATAGATTTCAGCCTTCTCTTGTGCCAAATCTGGTATAACAATTCTGCCTATTTGTGTTTCAGTAGGGCTAATCGCTTTCAGGATAATCCTGTCATGTTTTGCTTTGTAACTCATATTTTATTTATTTAAGGTGCGAAGATATATAATAAAAACCAATTATACAAATATTATTTTACTAGTGACAATCAGAGTATCTATTACCAAATTGAGGTGTCATTTTTATTGTCACATCTAGCTTCAATTCGTCGTTAACCATATCCATCACCTTTTGTATTAGATTTTTGGTCTCTTTTTCCTTACCTATAGGTACACTAAACAATACCTCATCATGGACTTGATATTGAATAATTACTCCTAACTTTCTAAGATTCTTTATTACCATATCAAATACAAATACAGCAGAACTTTGGTTAACTGATGAGAACCTATCTTTCTCTGACCTGAGATAAATCCAAATCTTAGATACAGGATTCTTTATCCATTTCTGTCCTTGGACTACTTTTACTGAACAATCTTCTGCAAATGCCCTGATAGCCCAGTTACGTTGCCAGTATATCTCTAGAAGTTTTTTAGCTTCTGATAAAGGCATTTTACCTGTCTTTGCCAGAGTAGCTGCACCTGACCCATAAGTGGCACCGAAGTTTGTATTCTTAGCCTTAGACCTTATAGGTTTTATCTTTTTGAATATAACCATTTGCTCCTCTGTTGGTTTCTCTATGATTCCCTTATCAATTTTAACATAGAGTTCTCCTTCCTCTTTGGTAATCATGTTACCTACTACCGCAATATCTATATGGCTATCATATAGGGGATCATCCATGGTTCTAACGTAATCAGGGTCATACGGGAAAAGATAGTGGTTCCGGGTAACACTTTCAATGTTATTCAAGTCAGATCCACACAGGACATAACCTTCATCATTGATGAGACATCCTCTTATCTCTTCTCCGTAAGGTGTACCTACTTTAGGTAAGTTTACCAATGGCTTGGTATGCTTAAGTCTTAATGTATTGGTATAATCCCTTGCGGTACCGTAAACTCTGATGTTACCGTCTCCGGTATCAATAGCGGCTTCTAACATCCCCTCTAGGAGAGATTTTCTATGGCCTAATACACCTAACCCCTCTAAGAGCTCCAATTCTGGTACTTTCTCATAGAGTTCTATTACTGAGTCACACACAGCTCCGCTACCCTTTTTCTTATCATATACCTGTGGTACTTCTTTTTGTGTACCTTTTTCTTTGTTCTTAGTGGTATTGAAAGTTCTAGGGTTCCACCCTAATGAGAATAAGAAGTTCTTTATTTGACTATCTGAATTTGCATTAGGCTCTTTGTACCCAGAGACTATTTCAAACTCTTCTTCGTAGTCAAAAGGTACACCATATTCTTCACAGAGTAGCCTCCACTTCTGCCCGGCCACAGACTCTAATCCACCTTTCTTTGTTAGAGATGATTCCTTAGGTCTCTTTACCTTCTTGGTAACCTCTACCTTTGGCATCACGGATTCTAATTGCCTTAGCTTAGGTTCTATGATTGAGTTCAATTTTGATATAGCCGCTTCACACCACTCCACATCAAACCTTACTCCTACTATCTCCTGGTCTCTCAGACAATGCATCTTGAATGCCAAATAGTCAACGCAGTGTATTATCTCATCATCATTATCATACATCTCCCTCAGATAAGATAATTGTTCCTGCCATAGCAGATGATTTATCTTAACGTCTTCTTGACACCTGTGCTTATACTCTTCAAGTGTTTGATTCTCCCAATCATCTATGTGAGGTTTAGGTACACCGAACATCTCCCCATAGGATTCAAGACCATGCTTTAATAATTCTGGGAACAGGTACCAAGAAACCGGTAAGGTGTCTATCAGATTTTCCTTAGGTGGGTTTATACCAAGTATCTTTTCAACTACAGGTATATCATACTGGATTATGTTATGTCCTATCTTAGTGATAGTTTCATCCATAAAGAAATCCTTCATCTGATCATAGTCGGTAATAGACCTCACCTTCAGTTCCCCATTGACTACCTTACCTACACTCAGTACGTGTATTCTATCGGCCTCTTTGAGAAGGCCGTTTGTTTCTATATCAAAAATGTATACATCGTCTAAAATCATAACTTGACATTAAATTTTTGTTCAAATTCTTCTTTGGTCAGTATTTGCATACCTGTATTCCAGGGCTCTGTTTGGTAGGCATTATCATAGAAGTAGCCTATATACCCTCTACTAAATTCTACTAAATGAATCACTTCATCTTCGGATTCTAGGAGAAATCTCCTACATTGTACTGGTGTTATTTCTTTCATAAAATTATTATTGATTGTTTTTGTCCTGACACTACTTTATCTGCTGGTACTACTTCCTCATATACATTAAATCCTAATTTCTCTAATAGAAGCCACTCTTCTTTATCATTAAACCATTTTTTGAAATCGTCTTTAGATTCAAGCACAGATCTAAATTCCGCAAACTTCCTCTGGAACCCTTTACATATTAAATCTTTTTTCCTTAGATTATACACTAGTACAGGATCATCAGAAAAACCTGGTCTGTGCAATCCAAATCTTCCTGGACAGTGGTACAGATGTTCTCCATTCTTAATAAGAGCTTCTTTAATCTTAATGAACTTATCTAATGGTACGCACTTCTGCCCCATCCACTCATGGCTAATGTTTATTTCATCTAATTTACGTATAATAGGGCAGTCTTCATCTTTAGTTCTATTAAGAAACTGATAAGGACCTTCTTCCCAAAATCCACCCTTAGCTACTCTGTATACCCTCTTTTTATTATTTCTTTTTTTATTATTCATAAATTAAGGTTTTCACTTAGTTTAAACCACTTGAACCAAATCCACCTTCACCTCGTTGTGTCGGGGTTAAATCGTCTACCTCTATTAGCTCTATACGAGGTGTAGGTATTATCAGTAATTGTGCTATCCGCTCTCCTTTTCTGTACAATGAAAACGCTTCATCAATAGGTTTTACCCTAACCTTTATACTGGACCTGAAATCAGAATCAATTAATCCAATAGAGTTGGCTAGTATAATACCTTTAGTGGATATGCTACTTCTAGGTAGTACCAAAGCTCCGTGGCCTTCCGGCACCTCGATTGCTATTCCGGTATCGTATTCATAGTAGTTATCCTGGGTATTATACTCAGATTCTGTTGCTGCGTACAAATCCATTGCTGCTGCCCCTTCTGTTGCGTAGATAGGGGTGGGTACCTCTCTTACTTTTTTAAATTTTACTTTCATATTTGTTTATTTATTTTTTAGGTGAAACTCCAAAAGCTCCCATGCATATTGCAAAGGCTACTGCTCCTGCGATAAGTAATACACTCCCAGCCACAATACCGATTACCTTCAATGTTATGACTAACCACTTTGGCCAACCCTCTGGGTTCCATTGTAGGATAGGTTTACATAAACCTGAAATGAAAAAAGCACAACTGCTTGCTGCTAGGAATAAAATTAGAATTGCCATAAATATCTGTTTTAGAATGCAAATATATACACATACTATCTAACTAACCAAATTTATTTTTAAAAAGAAAATCCCCTAGGTGTTTTATGTCTAGGGGATTAATTATTAATGATACGTTATTTACTCACAACTTGCACAAGTAAGAAGCTCTTTTGTCAATAATTGAGCTGCATTGAAGTTGTGTTGGTAGTACAGTGACTTCAATCCTAAATCGTGTGCTTTTAGCATAAGTGCATTCACATCCTTGGCTGTCTTACTGGAGTCTATGTATAGATTGAGGGACTGGCCTTGGTCTATATACTTTTGCCTGTGTGAGGCTTGTAAGATTACTTCATCCTGAGATACCTCTTTACCTGTCAAGAATACCCTCTTTTGCTGATCACTAAGGAAGTCAAGGTGTAGAACTGACCCATGATTCTTCTTGATTGAATCCCATACATCAGGTGTATTTTTACCTAATGATTCTAGCAATGATTCTAGGTATCTGTTCTTGATAACGAACTTACCTTTAGCCAAATCCTTGATGAAGTAGTTACTGTTCCAGCACTCAATGCTTTGAGATACCTGCCCTAATATAAATGCAGAGGATGTTGTAGGTGCAATAGCAATCAAAGTACTGTTTCTTCTTCCGGTTCCTTTAGTGACTTCACATTCTCCAAACATCTGAGCTAACTTCTCAGAAGCTGCGTATGCCTGTTCCTTTATTGTCTTTTGGATTTGTATGTTCCAGTTACGAGCTTCTAAGCTTTCAAATGCAACCATCTTACTTTGTAAGAAAGAGTGGTACCCTAGCCTACCTATACCTAATGCTCTGTGTCTCTTGGAGAAATTAACTGCCCGGTCAAAGAACTTGATATTAGATGCCTTCTCAATGAACTCAGTCATAGCTGCATCTAATAAGAAGGTTACTACCTCTACACAATCGGTATCTTTCCATTCCTCATAGTACAAGTCATTCAAAGATGATAAGTCACATACGAATGATTCCTCGTCATTTGATGGAAGTGCGATTTCCGCACAAAGATTACTTGCCTTTATCAAATCCTTTCCTTTATATACTTCAGGAGTTGATTCTCCGTTGTTTGCATTGTCAGTAAAGAAAATGTATGGTAATCCGGTTTCAAATCTTTTTTGGATGACTTTAGCCCATACCTTTCTCTTTTGCTCATCACCACCCTTCATTTCATTTAACCAATTGGTTGGTACACATACTCCCCAGGTAAGGTGTTGTATTGTGTCCCCTTCACTACGGATGTTTAGCCATTCTTCTATGTCTTTGTGAAATATGTCTATGTAGGCGGCCAAATAACCTCTTCTTGTTGACCCTTGAGAGATTACACCAGTACAGGTTTGGAATAACTCTAAGAAAGATTTAGTACCATTTGAAGTACCATTACCTCTTATCTCTGCTCCTCTAGGTCTTACATCACCCATGTAAAGTCCGGTACCACCACCATGCTTACTCATAGTGCCTATCTCTGCGACTGTTGATAGAATTCCATCTACAGAGTCTGGAGCCACTGATGAGAAGCAACTGATAGGTAGTCCTCTATCTGTACCAAAGTTTGACCATATAGGAGTAGACAAGCTTATCCACCCATTGGCTATATACTGTTGTACTTTAGTGCTGAATCCTTCTATGCCTAGAATCTCTTCAGCTCTATCACCTATTACTTTTAATCTTTCTTCTACTGTTTGTCCTGGGAGTAGATACCCACCTTCTAAGAACTGTTGAGATGCTTCGTTAAGCCATTTAATTTCCATACTAAAATAAGTCGTTTGCTGTTATTGATTGGGATTTCTTGTTGTAATTCACTGGTGTTTTGTGGAAGAAGTCTGTGTGAACCTCTGATGTGGACTCTACGTTAAACCACTCTAGGTTATTGAGAATGTCTTGATTTGTTTCAAAAAGTTGTTTGCAGTTTATCAATTTCATTGATTGGTTAAACCGGTCTTTTATGAACTCAATTACATGAGACTTAGGTAGGAAGGCTAATTCGCCATCTTCAAATATCCAGTCAATAATTTTGATTTCTGCATCATAAGCTTTCTTACACGCTCTTTCAATCTTTGCATAGAACTCTTCGTTAAACCATTCTGGCTGTTCTTGCTGGATGAGATTGATAAGATAACTGCCAAACAATGCATGAAGAGTTTCTTCACGTTGAGTTGCCTGTATTACATTGTCAACCCCTTTCAGTAAATTCCTCTCTTTGTTAAATGACTTAACTATAAGAAATTGGCTGAATAGGGATACATTCTCAATGAAAAGACTGAACAGGGCTAGAGTTAAAGTGTAAAACTCTTTGTTATCTGATCCTGCATTCTTCAAATATTTACTGAGGTAGTCTACTCTACCTTGTATGCAAGGCTCTTGTAAAGCTTCTGTGAACTCATCATTGAATCCTAGTATTTCTAACAGATGTGCGTAGGCAAAACTATGCCTCACTTCACTCTCTCCGAAAGTCATCCCTACAGCATTAAATTCAGGTTTAGGGAAGTGTTTGTACAAATCTCCCCAAAATGTCTTTACATTAACTTCTATCTGTGCAATAGCTAGTAATGAATTCTTAATTACATTTTGCTCGTACTTCTCAAGCTTGGTATGGAAGTCATCAACGTCAGAGCTATAATTGAACTCTGTGTGCAACCAGTAACTGTGTGTGATAGCATCTACATACTTTATCACATCTGGGTATTCAAAGGGCTTGAATGCCACCCTCTTTTTAAAAATTGACTTTTTGTTGTCTTGTTCTGACATACGTTATTTCTTTTAATGTTAGGCCCTCGATATTGAGGGGAGTAAATAAATAGCGAAACTTTGAGATTCAAACTTTGAATATTTACTCTAGTTTCCTAAACCTCTGAATCATTCTCTCTTTTGTGTCGGGTTTACTCAAATCTACTTGAGACTCTCCATCGTACTCCTCTGTATCTATTACTATGTGGCCGTTCTTTCTATCGAATGAAGATTGGTATGCTACATCATCATCACCATATCTATTACCCATCATATAAAATACATTGGTCTTTTTGGATACTGTGAAGATTATATCTGCAATCATGAACTTCTCATAGGTGCCGGCTAGGTGTTGTCCTTTGATTATATCTAACCCTTCTGCAGATCTGTTAGCCTGTGCAGGAGATATGATAGGTACATTCAGAACCTTGGCCAATCCTTTAGCTTCTGTGAATACATCTGATGCATCTTCATTCTTATCCTTACGATTCTTGGTGTTACCTAATTTCTCTAGGTAATCTATTATGATTAAATCAGGTACGAAGTCCTCTTGGAGTCTCATCTTTCTTAAATGGTTCTCTATGTGAGACAGGTTAGTACGCCCAGGTGGAAATTCAAATATACGGATGTGTCCTTTTAAGTTCTCAACACTTTTAGCTATAGATGCTTTGTTATGTTTCAATTCGGATACGTGTATACCTGTGAAATAAGCATCATATCTTTTACCAACGTAGTCTGCAGAAAGCTCTAGGCTATAATGCATAACATTCAGACCTAGCTTAGCTGCATACCCTCCACACGCTGTACATATCCAAGATTTACCTCCCTTTGGTCCTGATACCGGTACTACTAAATCTCCTCCACCCATTCCACCATCTGTTAGCTTTGTCCAGGTAGGCCATGGGAAAGGTACAGGTTTACGATTATCCTCTTTGTACCTAGACTCTACATCTTTCTCGTAAATGTGCACAGCATCTTTAGGTTTACCGGCTGCAACAGACTTAGTTACTAGAGTTGCGATATCCTCTGTGTCAGAACCACCATCTAGCATATCTACGCTATCTAGTAGTGCTGATTTAACCTTTTGAATAGCACAGAATTTATGGAACTCATCTTGAGTCCAGTCTATGTCATCGTGCTCACACTCATAAGACTTTTTCAACTCTTCTTTTATTGCTATACCCAATACCTTATCGGTCAGTTTCTTTATCTCTGTGGCAAAGAACTCCATGGTTGGATAAGTATTGTACTGACGGAAATAAACAATTGTTTTGTCTATTATCCATCTTTGAGGGGTAGACTCAAAATGTTCTGAGTCTATAATGTCAGACACGTCTTGTAGAAACTTCTTAGACGTAATTAAACTGTAGAGGACCTTAATACGGAAATTATATCCGTATAAGGACAAATTTTTCATTGTCAATGTACATAAATTTTAAAGATTAAAAATACTAAAACTGAATGTGTAATGCTACAGAATATCCTCCTGCTCTAAGATAGCTTTTACCTTCCTAATAAGATCTTCAATAGTCCCATCATTAATAATGACATGATCCCAATCTGTAATATGGTCTAGACTAGTCTCAGATGAATGACTGTCTGTTGATACTAAGGATGGCCTTACTATCTTAATACATATTCCATTTCGATCTTTAATAGCTTGGAGTTCATTTTCAAAACGAGTGTCACTGACTACCCATTTACTAGGATTGTATTCAGACATTTTAGGGGATTTGTATTCTGCCATAAGGGAATTTATCCAAGCATCTGTATGCAGTCCCATCCTTATTGCATCGGTGCCCAACAACTGGAGGAAAAGCCTTCCAGAAGTAGGTATACTGATATGCTCAATGTGTTGATCCCAGTAATCGGGTAGTATGCTTTCCTTAAACTCTGTGGTGTACAGATACTGCTCATCCATACCTAGTAAAATAGATGCTACCTTTCTTAGAGGCCCAGCCCATTTTTTAATTTGCCATTTATACTCTCCAACACTCCAAGCTGTATTGCCATCCCACTGGCTAAATGTAATATTGTGCTTATCAATATCACTAGTTAAATACTGAATGATACTAGCTACTAAATCTTTTCCACTACCTGCCTTAGCTGTAAGGGATATTAAGTTATTGTTCTTCATACTATTCATCATTTTTTAACAAAAACTTGTTACTAATCACTTTAAAGCTTAGGTTGTCTTCTACACACCTCAGTACTACACCTTCTCTTTCTGTACTACTATTTAGCTTTGACTTACCTTCTGCATATTTAAGTAGTTCTGGTAAAGTATGATTCAATTCAAATTGACCTAAGAGAGGGCAGCAAGGTATGTTATACTGAGTACATATTTGATAAAACGTATCCTGTGTAAGACGTTTGCCATTTATTTGTATGTTAAACAGCCTTATTTCATTTTGAGTTAGCCTATATTTATTCCCTTGAGGTTTTCCTATATACTCCCCTTGTACAACTACGTTGTTAGTGTTAAAGTGCTTAGCAAGTAAGTCTATATACTGCTTAAAGTTTGTATCTACAAATACACGATACCATTCATTGTCAGTATTGAATAATTCAAATCTCCTACTACATAAACGATATTTACTCTTATTCCATTTCTTCTCATGAATTATGGTGATGCTACTACCATCTAACTTCTCAGCAGCCACAAACATTTTACCTTTATAAGTGTCTAATACTCTGGGTATATTTTGTATACGCTCTTCGTCTGTGATAGATACCACATCTTTAGGAAAACCATTTCTGTTGACAACCTTAGCCCACGGAAAAAGCTTAACTAATACGTTGTATTTTAGCTTATACCACAGCTTTTTATACCATACCTTTGGCATTTTAGGCCTAGACTCTGACACTTCCTTATCTTTTGAGTACTTTTTGATACCTAATACTTCTGTAAGATCATCCCCTTCTTTCCATTTACCTTCAGAAAGGGGAACTATTAACCCTTGGCTAATTTGACCACGGAGTTTTATACTTCGAACTCTAAAATTTCTTGGTCTTAAGAATTCGAACTCTTCTTTCTCTGGGGTTACAGTGTCAATTTGAATGTAACTCACTAGTTGCCCTACTTGGAATTCGTCTTTCTTGACTACTATATTCCAACCAAGTAATTGGGCTGTAACAATTGAATCTGCCCCTTCTATAGGAGTCAGTGCTGTTATCCTTTCTACGGACGCTAACTTCATAAATCTCTATTTTATATTGTCAAAAATTGTTAACCACTTGCCTATGTTAGGGATGGTATCATACAATCTATCCTCGGAGTGCAAATATAGGAAGCCTTTCTTATCAAACAAATTTATTTTTGATTCAAACTCTGAAATAACTTCTTCCTTATCTTCATCGCTTACATTTACATCGTGTAAGTCCATGATTTTAAACATGGTCTCAAGAGTAGACTTGCAGTACAGTACCCTATCGTATAAAACTGAATTAGAAGGCTTATCCTGGCACGTTTGGTATATCTCCTGTAAAGTTACCTTCTTAGAGGTAGAAAGTGCCGGAAACAGCTTAGGAATGGTCTTTTCACCTAATCCATTGATGCCCGATAGATTATCTGATGTATCACCATTCAAACTCTTGAATACAGAGAAGTTAACTGGGTGTATGTTATACTTGGCTAATACCTCCCGCTCAGTGATGAATAGTTTCTCCTTCGGCTTGTAGACTGTCACCTTATCTGTTACCAACTGATAAAAGTCCTGGTCTGTGCTCATTATGTAAGTGTGAGTATCAGGTTTATCTTCCAGATACTTTACTAGTATGGCTGCGACGTCATCCATCTCTAAGTTTGACTTTACAATCATAGTGACAGGTAGACAATTAAGGTAGTCAACTAACCTAAGTAGTTGAGCTTGCTTACTATTTTCCTCCTCTGATTTAGATTCAAATATTCCTTTCTTAATGATAGAGGTATTATCTCTGTTTGCCTTATAATCTCTACAGAGGTACTTCCTGGATTGTGATCCCTTCTCCCCATCCCAGGCTATGATGATTTTAGTAGGCCTAATCTCCCGAACAGCAGACCCTAGGCTCTGTAAGAAGCCTGTGAGTCCTGATACGTGATGACCAATGCTGTTGAATTTGTTACCTTTTGAGCTGAAGCTTCGAATGAAGCAGTTCATACCATCAACTAAAAGTACACGGTTCTTAGCAGAAAGGTGTAATGGTTGAGGTTCTTCGGTGTCAATTTTATCGAAAAGAGATAATAACCTAGATGATTTGTTCATAATTGTTTGTTTAATCTTCTTCTTGTAAGTCAGGGTATGCAGTTACATTACCTTCCTCTACTTCAGCTTCTTCTACTACTTTAAAATTAGTATCACCTAATATTGAAAGCCACTCATGTTTGTGTTCTTCTTTATATTTGTTAATTGCTGCAGGTGTATCCTCTATGAATCCATAATCGGTCATGATTATTTTAGAACTTGCTGTAGAGTTAGTGATGTGATTCTTCATCACAGCTACTTTAGTCCTCTTAGCAAAGGTAATAGATTTAGTGTTTTTCACTGCATCTATATTTGAAACCCCGCTATTTGATATATTACCATAAGCAATAGCCAAACTGGCATCGAAATACAATGTAGATCCACCCTTAGCAATTCTTTTGGGTTTATCTACAGGGGATGTAGGAAGTTGAATACCTTGCTTGTTAACTACTACTAAAGTATTAGTGTAAGGAGATGTAGATTTTCTAGACATAGGAAAATTGTGATTGACAAACGATCCCCAAGTAAGATTTGATGCGTTGCTATTCCATCTACTATCATTTTTACCCATACTTACAGACATATCACAAGGTAGACTGCCCATTGAGTCAATACAGAAAGTAATATTATAAGGAAGCTTTCCGTTAGATTGCTCTTTAAGTATGTCAAGAATGAATGCCCCGGTTGTTTCTATGGTTGGACATATTAATCTATCAGCATAAATGAAGTCTCCAGTGTGCATCACCTCCCCTGTCTCTTCATCAACAGTCTCGTCTACTTGAAAACCTAGTTTACGAACTCTGTCCCAAGAGAATTTCATTTCATTAATAATGAAAACTACTAAATCGCCTTGCTTCTGGGCACCTGCTGCCGCTTCAAACAATGTGGTACTCTTACCTGTATCACTCAGACCTATTAAAAGCGTTATGTGCCCTTTAGGTAATCCAGGTAATCCTACTGCTTTAGAGAAAGCTGGGCTAACCGGAATCCATTCCTGCGGTTTAAACACAGAGTTGTTTGAGAGGTTGTGTGACTTCTTGAATTTGTTTAATAACTCACTGTTGAACTTACCATTCACCGCTTGGTTAACTACTGCTTTTATGTTAGCAGTGGGTGTTTCTTTTGCTGTTTTAACGCTTTTTGCCATATATTATTGTTTTATTGTGTATTTATTAATGCTGCTGTACCCCATTCATCGATATAAAATTCTCTTTCAGTACCTGAATCGCTTTCTTTTAATTCTCTAGCGTCTTGCTGTCTTAGTTCATAACTTCTAATCTTACATTTGGGTATAGGACCCCATTGGCCATAGACTGTGATAGCCCAGTGGTTGGGAAGAGTAGATTGGAAAAATGTTGTGTATTCTAATGTTCCTATCATACGTTTAATGCTTTAATGTAAAAAGAATTCATCAATTCATTATCTTGTTTTTTGTAAACACCTATAACCAGTCTACTATAAAGATCGTCCTCTGACCATGTCACTGAATGCATAGATAGTACATATTTACCTATTAATTTAAAGCTACATGAATAACCTTTTCCAAAATGTAATAAAAATAATGCGGTTAGCTGATTTCTTACTTTTTGATTAGCATAAATAAATTTTCTGTACTTAAAAAACAATCGAACTCCTATAGATCTAATTAGTAGTTGATTTAGTATTTTCATATCATACGTTTAATTCAAAATGTACAATTTTAAAACCTTTCACCTCTATTATCTCAGTATTAAGTTTAATAGGTTTTTCAAAATGTCTTAGATTAAATGCCACTCTTTCTTGTACTTTTCTAATTAGACCATCTTCTAGTTGTGATTTTTTAGTAGATTCAAATTCAAATACAATATGATCTGTAACTATACACTGACCTACATTGAACAATTGGTCTACTACAAAATCAACAATTCTTGATGTTCTTCCTGTTTGTCTATTTCTATCTGTCATAATTATATGTTTAAGGTTTGTTTATAGTAATCAAATACCTCTTCTAATTGAGAGGGATCTTTTACCCACATTATCCAATCATCTTTTTCTACCTCTTCTTCTAATACATCTATATAAAATTTCTTTGGGGTAAATGGGAATCCCTTTACTTCTACCTTAATTCGGTTTACACTATTAATAGCATCTTCTCTAGTCAGATATAAAGGACCTGACCAGGTCACACCATTAGGGCATCTTTTAATTATTGCACTATTGTATGTCACGCTACCGTCTTTGTGCTTAAACACACCACCATCTCTCTTATTCTGAAACAAGGTATCATCCAGAGTACATTGAGACCATTCATTATCCTCACCAGTAAGCGGTCCTAATGGTTTGTAGTTTGCTAATTTACTGAATAAATCTACAACAATAGGTGCACTCATACCTGAATGACATTGCTTACTGAATACCTCTATAAGCTCCATGACACTTTTTCCTGTCATTCCACCATAAAAATCATTTTCTTTGGAGAATAACCCTTGTAACTCCAATTCTGTTTGTGCGTGTTGTATTAATGTCATAATTATATGTTTACTGATTTGTAATGCTTGCTAATATCCGCTGAACTAACTTCTCTATCTATTGAATCTGTCCATCCAAAGAATTGTCCGTCATTTGTAGTTGAGTAGTGTTTCAATACCCAATCTAAAAATATTGCTAGGTCTCTTGTACTTTCTTCCTCTTGAGTAAGAGGTGCATCATATAAGGCTGTTGTCATAATTGTTATTTTAATGGTCATAGTAGGGATTCGAACCCAAGTCTCCCTGTTACAATACAGGGGCTCTAACCAATTGAGCTATATTATGAACCCTAGATTTTTGCATTGCCTCCAGAACCTAAAAACTGTGCTGACCTTCGATTCAGATACCCAAGTGTGCCTAATAGGCCTAGTATGCTTACGATTCCTGGCCAGGGACTATTGATGATACTGAATATTTCTTTCAGTAATAGGGATGTACCCTTTGTTAGGTCCACGAAATTTAAAGTTAGCTAGTTTATCTTCTCTACTTTTGTACCCTTGTGACTTAGCTAACTCTTCTAGGGTTAATTTTTGTTTTCCTTTCTTCATTTTGATTACAATTTATAGACTTGTTCAAGTATTTTCGTCCTGATTACTAATGTTTGTTCGGCACTAAATCCAAGTCTGTTTAGATATAAACCTGTTCTGTAGTCAGTCTCTACATAAAGTAAGTCAGCAAGAGACCTTATTATTTGAAGAGCTTGGTCTACTTTCATTCTTTCTTGCTCAATCTTGAATGATTCCGAAATAGTTACTGGGGATTGTTGTGTGTTTGTCATTTTTATTTGTTTTTAATTTAAGTTAAAACCAAGGTCACAGGAAGCCGGTCACTCACTCGGAGTTTAAAGCTATGTGACCTTGGTTAAGTGTTAATTAATCTTCTTCATCAAATACATCATTCCAAGACTTCTTATTAGAAGTAGGGGCTGAGGTTTTTGTTGAAGACTTTCCCTTAGGGATTATGTGAGATAATTCATCTTCCTCTTCCTCATCTTCTTCTGGTTCAAGTACCACTGTCTTTTTAACAGTAGGTTTCTTTTTAGCAGGAGGAGGTGGTGGTGGTGTTTCTTCCTCCTCTTCTTCCTCATCCTCTTCTTCAATAGGTTCTGGGGCTCTTTTAACAGGAGCTTTTGCAGGTTGAAGTGGTGCAGCTTTCTTAACAGGAGCTTCATCTTCATCCTCATCACCTGGCTCTAGGTATTCTCTTAACATTTGCTTCAACTCATCATAAGACATTGCCTTGTAGAGTATTTCTGCTGGATTCTTTTGCTCTTCAAGCCACTTTTCAACAGTTTCAGCATCAGTAGACAATGGTGTGCTCTTTCTCTTTGGAGTGATAGTCACGTCAGTATACTTACCGCCGTTCTGCATAGAAGCCTCAAATCCTTTTATGGTAAGGTCTACACCATCTTGGATGTCAGCCATAGTCTCATAATCTTCTGTAGCTAACAATCCGTCTAATTGTTGAGCAACTGTGGTACCAAATTCCCAAATCAATGGTCCTTTTGCTTCATCTCCTCTTACAATTACCTGTACAAAGAAACGTTTGTTGGGTCTTAAGGCCTTGGCAATAGCTCCATTCTCTTTAGTGATTGTAGCTAGGTTAGGGTCATTAGATGCTTTTGCTTTGTTAACCTCTTCCCATAAACTTTTAGTGAACTTAATAATTGGATCTGTCTCTCCAAATGATGTAAGGCAGATAGGAGCCTTCTTAAAAGTGTCGTACTTGTGTACTTCCAATTCATGGATTGGATACTCAGAGTACTTGTTCGGTAAAATCCTAATCTGATACTCCTTGTCAGTTTCAGGTTTAAACTTGATTTTACTGTAGTCTGTCTTTTCATAACTACCTGTTTGAGCTTTTTTCAGTCTTTGTGCTGCTAGCTCGCGGATGCTTAACGCCATAATTGATGTTTTTTGAAATTAAAAAATAAACGGTTATTAAAAAATGCTTAATGTCTAGATGTTGAAATTGTTTTCAGTATTAGGTGTTGTATCTATTATGGTATACAATTCAGTCTTTAACTGAGTAAATACTTTATTCCTAGTAAGCAAAATACTCTTCTGGTATTTTTCCCAAGGAACTTCGTAGTAGCCCTCTGTCGTACCGTTCTCCATTTGGTTCAATAAATTTATTGCGTTGATAGAGAAAAGGGTTTTAGAGTCTTTGTTTCGATGTAGTAGTACTGTATTACCTATCACCTTCACTTCTAACAGATTTCCAGGTTCTACGTTGTATGTGAGTATGTACTCTTCTGTCTGAGGGGAAGTAAATACCAGTATCTTATTGTTAGCAATAGTATACGTAGACTTTATTTGGTCTATCATATCCTGAAGCTGTTCTTTCTTGCAAAAGGTTGTGAAAATCTTGTTGGCAATTTTACTCTTCTGTGCTGGGGGATTACTGTCAATCCTGTTAAAATTTGTCTCGTCTGTCATTTTAATTAATTATTTGCATAGTGTTATAATCATCCCCATATTTAGCCTGGGTCACAAAACCATCCTGGTCTGTTATTTCTTTTATTTTGTTCATCAAATCTTTACCGTCTTTTTTGTTATAATCTATTAAGAAAGAATCGTAAGTGTACAGAATCAATTTGCTTCTATAACCCTCTAATAACTTCTGTAAGTCCTTCATTACACTTATGTTCCTGTCTGTTTCGTATGCCTGCAACAGATATGGTAACACCTGTGTCTTGCTTTTTATACCCTTGATAGGCCTGCCGGTTATCACCGACCTTATATAACCATTTTTGTTGTACTGTGCCCATAGGGTATTCCTTAATTCGTGAACCTTGTTAAAGAATGCAAAGTTAGTGTATTTATTTGAATCATTGTATAAAATTTGAAAAGTTATTTTTTTACTTTCCTCATGTTGTTCTTCTGTGATATGATCCACATCAAAATACATCTTTCCTAGGTGGGTGTGTATATCCTCACCATTGAAGTCGTATCCTACTAAATTAGCCAATATTCTAGGGTGATAGCTGCTGTAATCAAACTCTAGTAAGAAAGTGCTGTTAGGTACAACCATTTCTCTGGTTCCGTCAGTTTTGTTTAAGGCACCAAAGTTCACATTATTAAAAGTGTTTGATGGCCGGCCCGTACTAGTATACTGATTGTAATGTGTGTAAACCTTTTCACCATCGTACATATAGTTTAGGTTAGGAACATCAAACCCCTTAACCTTTATACCCTCTCTCTCTATGTTATACAAGACAGTGTTTAAAGCTTCATTGTAGAATGAGAAGTACTTCTTGGAATAAACATTGCTATTCAGTAATGACTTTTGGTCGATGATAAAGTTGTCATACTTCTCTGCTAATTTAGATATAGGTACTACCCTATTGATATAGGGATTTGAACCATTCTGTGAATACAACCAGGTTTGAATTGGTTGATTGTAAGATTGTAAATCTAGTATTTCCCCTGTCTCTAGGAATTTAGCCGTTTTAAGGCAAATTAAGGGCATTTCTAGGTTTAAATGATACATAACCCTCTTTGCGTCATAAACGTAAGCCTTGAGCACCTTATGCTTAAATAAGGATAAAATAGACTCATGGTCTAGTGATAATGCTTCGGAATGATTTACAGGCAATATAAAACCAGTTCTTGATTGGGCAGGTTTAATATAATAGGCGCACACATCCGTTAAGATGGGGTGATAGTTATCGTTGTATACTATCGGCTCAATAAAAGAATGCTCCAAATTATATTCGGAGAACTTTTTTAGTTGCTCGGGTGTCTCTATTATGTAAAACAATTTTTTATAATTTTTCTTTCTATAACTAAATTTCTTCTTCTAATTCTTCTTGGTATATTATTTCAGGGTAGAAGCACTCTGAACATTCATAGATATTAGGGTGATCAGGTAATCGATACCAAGAATCACTATTACACTCTTTACAAGGTGTTCCTGTTTTTATCACTTCTAAAATCATATATCGTATCTTTAGAATGCAAATATAGATGTTATTTTAGTACCAACAAAATTATTTTTTGTAGTACTGAGTAGGATTGGTGAGATACTGGTTTAAATAAAGCATCTGCCTTGATGCCTGGTTTATAGATTTCAGGTTTCTATTTATTACTCCTAATACCAGCATACCCGACATGTGTTGGTCTTCTAGTGGTCCTGTGAGCATCCATTGTATTTGCACAGTATTATATAGTGGGTTTGAGGCTAAAGCATCATAATTATCTTTACCTATCTCAGTGATGGTGGATAAATCTCCATTTACTCTTTTGGAAAAGTACCTGTAGTAGTATCCATTCTTGTAGTCTTGTTGTGTAGGTACAGAAGTGTATTGTACGGGTGTCACGGGTGTATTGGTTTTAAGGGGTATTAAATTATCATAAGCCATGGTGGCTAGGCTTAACGTAGGATTTTTGGTGCTAGATATCTTTATTAGCTCTATTGAGTCCGGGGTAACTGTTTTGTTGGTGTAGTACTTACCATCATAAGTACTACAATAGTATCCTTTGTAGCTCTTATTAGTCGTAGAGAGTACATACTCATCACCAGAGGTGAACAGATTAGTGGTTATCTTATTGAGCGGGTAGTAAGGCATGGATTATGTTTTACGGTGCTGGGGATTGGTTACTTGCATTTAGACCTGCCGAGATACTCTGTGCAATACCCGCTGACGCTGTACTTATACTCATAGAACCAATAGCTGAATCTTCAGTATATATAATATCACCAGCAGTATCTTGAGTAGCCTTAACCCCGTTAATTGTAATGGTAGAACTTCTCATAGAAACTAGATTATCATCTACTTTTTTCTTTAATTCAGTAGGAAGACCTGTATAATCTGGCAAATTGTTTTTTATAAGATCCATAAAATTAGATTCAGTACTTACAGAATTTGCAATCTTAAGAAGGTTCTCATTTACATTAGTTTCAATCTTGATAGTCGATTGTAATTGGTTTTTAGATGCAACATCCAATGACACTTGTTTTCCGTTAAGATAATATGTATTTACTGTACTTACTACATTTCCATGGTCTGCTAATTCTGATATTAATCTATTACTAGTTATAATACTACCATTTTGAATAGCTATGGCAGTACCCATTATCTCATTAGATAAGTCTTTTGCGTATACTGTATTATTTGTTTTGCTACTAAATACAGGTGTATT